CCTCCACTTGTGCCAATACTTCTTTTCTCACAATTGGTTATTACTTGCGTCAATGATGGCTGATCATTATGGCATATACTCTGCTGAAATATACCCTGCTCCCAAAGAGAGTTTGCAACTATAATTTCTTTTACTGTCGGCATGATCGGCTTTTTAATCCCGGCATCTTTCATCTCACTTGCTAGGATGTTTTGACCACTTGCACCATCTATTACAACCTCTTGAATATCTGCTTGTTTCAAAAATGCTATTATCCATGCATTGCCATTTCTAACACTTTGACAATCAATGGATTCCACAAATACATCACCATCTACTGTCTTTACTGCTATACTCATAGCTACATTTGTGCCATCATGTCCATATTTAATACCCACAAATAATTTACCTTTTAATTTAGGTAATTTATCAACCTTTAGTTCTTCCCATTCATTCTGACTAATTACTGATTTCTGATTATACCTAATCCATAACCCTAGTCGCTGAACATTAAAATCTAAATCATCATCTCCAACTTCGGATCTTATTGTTCTTTCAGTCAACCTTATCCCTAAACTTGGATTAGTTTGATACCATAAGTCAACATCTCTTACATCTGATTCTTCTTCTACGCTCCATTCTGCCCAGCCTGCATCTTCCAGAGTTCCTTCCAAAACGTTGTTGCGGTACTTTGTGAAAACCGTACCGCTTGAGTATGGTGTCGGCGGTGTTCCGATCATGATAATCTGCGGATTTTCGCTTGCGGCAATTGTGTATTTCAGGGCTGCCTCCTGGTCGTCTGTGTATTCCTGCGCCTCGTCAATAACAAGCAAATCAAAGCTTTCTCCCAAGCCGCCTGTTGAAGTCCGGGTTCTAAAATCTATCCTTCCACCGTCTTTTAAGATTATCTGCTCTCTACCGATAGCTTTTATTTTTGTATAGTCCTCGCCTTCTTCCAGTCCAGCTTCTTCCATAATTTCAAGCAGTCTGTTAAAGGCAGCGGCACTTGTGGTTGTTCTGTGAGCTGTGTGGAGAATCCTCTCGCATTTATATAGTCCAGCAAGCTCTCGCATGGCAATGACTTCGTTCTTCCCGTTTTGTCTGGGCACTGAAAAACCAAATTTCACGTGTGTCCAAAGACCATCTCTGTGACCGCCAAGATTGCATTTAGTAGATGCGCTTGCCATTCGTAAGCCTTTCTTCCCGATTGTCCATATAGTTTAATGGCCTCATCTGCTAACGTCTTGCCAAACGGTAATATAACTTCCCGGGTAGGTTTTTGTCTCCCAATACGTTTATCCGGTTTTTCATCGGTATTACTACCGCCATTGTTTAGTCCACACGTCCTGCCTTCTGCTATCCCCCGGGTCATATTCTACCGTGCATCTGCAGAAACGATGTCTGCGATATACATCTTTCGGAACATCAGGATAATCNTATACGCCTGCTATTGCGCTGCACCAGTCGCAACATCTCGGCTCTGCTATGCGAATTATTTTGGGCTGTAGCCCAAGCTCGTGATGAAAATCAGCGTTGGCCTTTACTAAATCGTCAACTGCGGCTTGTGTAAAATTTTTTACAGGCTCGTCCAAAATCCATTTTATGTCGTCAAAGACTTCTTCTGCGTCCAACCTATCTATTATTCCGTCAATCCTGCTTTGGTTCACTGGCGGTACCTGTACTTTTATCCCTATTCCTGCTGCTCGATTCAATAGTTCCTGCACCACCACCCCGTTATCAATGACTATGTTATAGTTATTCTTCATCATAGGTTCTACTGTCCGCTTTGCAATGTTATAATACATTCGCCCATCCGGAAGAATGCTGCTTGACAAATTCTCCTGAAAAACCTCCGCCAATATGTTTCCAACCTCGATGGATAGTTCGTTCACTTCTGCGTATGTCGCTTTGCCTTCCTGAATAGTCTGGTATAGTTCTTGAATTTTTTTGTTTTGATTAAACTTTTCAGCAACGCTTTTTGCAGTTTCTCCAGCAAAGCAGGAGCAATATCGTTAGCCATTATTACCACCTTCTATTCCGGTTAAGTCCTCCAGATTTTCAACGTCAAAGAATCCCGGTACAGCCTGATTGAGTTTTATAGCCCCGTCTCCGATTACCGCTATAGCGGCTGCATCCGGCTTAAAGACGGGTTGCCATCTTGNTTTTGTTTGATATAGCTGGTTGCGCTTGTAGGGGAAATTATCCCGCAGACAAGCTGCCAGATATCGCGGNGTTTAGAAAACCCAGCCTGCAAAATCTCTTTGAGCTTTTTCTGCTGCCTAACCTTAATGTTTCGTGACTGCGCTTTAATAGGCTTCTGGCGCTGGCCGGGTTATCGGTTGAGAATCCAAGATCATCTAATGTCAAGCCTGTTTCTCCCGCAAATCCGCTGGCAGCATTTTTAAGCTGTTCTGTAAACGGGGCCATTGACTGTTGTTGGAATTGTCCTAATGTAGGCTTGTCCCCGTCCTCATCTTTTGTAAACTGCAACATTGCCGATATGGTTGCTTTCCAGGCGTCCATAGGCTCTGCGTCTTGTGATAGACCGACAACGTACTTTTGCGGGAAGGAATAAAACTCTGCCGCTACGTCTGCCCTTTCCAATGTCCTTATTGCGTATCGTTGCCAGTACATTGCTCCTTTGGTGATTCTGGAACGACCAAAGGCCTGCTTGCATCTGGACGATGTATAATCGGTACTAACAAAGGATATGGTGCGTTGTTTGGTACAGACGACGCCAATTGNCCGTTGATATAATAATCGGTTCTGCCCGTGATAAAATACAATTCCTCAATCGGGTTACCTCGTTCGTCCCGGGATAATACAGCATATCCTTCAGTCAACATCCTGGTTATCGGATCCAAAATGCCTGTAGCTTCAGATCCCGGAATAACCTGCATGCGAGGAATATCCTCGTCTCCTTCGCTAATATAAATAAAGCTACACGAATTTATCAGGGCTGATAACATTGTATCGTCAAACAGCACATCTGCACTGTTCATCTGAAAAATCTCGTTCAGGTTAAAGTTGTCCGTTAGCAAAACCTTTAAATACCAGCCTGTCTGCTATGCTGTCCACCGCTTTAGCACACCAGCCCAANGGTGGCTTGATACCTCCGCCTTATTTGCGGGGGGATAGTAACGGGCTGGCGTTCGATCTCTCTTATTTTTGCAGTATCGTATATTTTTTTTTTGCCNCGCTTTAATGCGCCCAACCCTGTTATTTGTCTAACTTTTGGCGTAAATATTCAANNCNCTTGTTATTCCGATGCATTATAGNCNCTCCTTTCTGGTGTTGGTTTTTGCGGGGGTTTGATTTATTTGCCGCGAGAAAATTTGTACAGCCTCAATCTTTATTTCCATAAGCTATGATCAATGTCTAAAGCTAAAGACATTATCTCTTTAACTTTTTGTGGATTTACTTTTAACTTGGTGATTGTCTCTTCTGGAATAATTTCATAAAGAGGTAGATTCTTGTTTGTGAAATGCGATCTTCAATTATTACTTTTTGCCTGTTTTTCTATACGCGTAGCTCAATTGGTATAAGATAAAATATCACTTGAGCTAAGAGTAGTCATGCTCAAGGGTACACTCAATAATGCTTCTAGAATTAAACATATAAAACCCCCTTGTTGTTTTCAAATATTGAATAGCTTATTCTAAGAGTAGAAAAAATTGAGGTCATAGATAGGAATAGGTTTTTAGAAAATAGATTAAAAAGTAGGAATTATTAAAAATAGCCCGCCAATATTTTGGCGGCTCATGAATTAGAAAATAGGAATAAATTTTTATTATGATACTTAAATTTAATATCTTTTTCCAACATCTTCGCAACGATTTTTTCGATGATTGGATTAACATCCGCATCACTCAAAGTACGTTTTTGCATCTCTAAAGACTAATGAAAAAGCAACGGATTTTTTACCTTCTTCAATACCGTATTCCTTGATAAACATCGAAGATACTAAATCGACTCTTAATAAATCACCTGCTAAAACTGTAATCTCTTTTTCAATCTCAGCAACCAGAATATTTTGCATCCATGACAAAAGCTAAACTCTGGTTATAGCAGGAAACTTCGGCAATTGTTTAAAGACAATCTTCTGACGCTTAGGCATTTAAGACCGGTCTGAGCTCAAAATCAATAATAAAAGGTCTTAGAAGCTAGTATCAAATTCTCTAGCAATGCTTGGATGAATTGTGGGCCAATGAATCCGATCGGTTCTTGATGAGTCAGGCAAATAAATTAAAGCAGTCTGACCCGGATGCATTATATGGATGATCCTTCTCTATACGTTTCACGTTCATATTCATTGATTCCCAAATCGATCAAAAATAACTCTTCCAGAATACCTTTCAGTTCAAAATATCCGGTTTCAGTCTTTTCTAGCATAAATCTTGAAAACTTGCCAACTGTAACATGTTGTCGTTCATCAGGTAAAT